CGTGGGGAAAAACTGTGCGAGTACGAGATGGGGCTGACCGAGAGTCTTGACCCCTGTGCGTTTGACGATCCGAACGTGTGGTTCCGTGGTATCGCCGACCTTCTTGTGCTTGACCGAGAACGCGGCGAGGCGCGTGTACTAGATTACAAGACCGGGAAATCAGCGAAATACGCCGACCCGGATCAGCTTGAGTTGATGGCGCTGTGCGTGTTTAAGCACTTCCCCGAGATCAAGAAGGTGAAGTCCGGGCTGCTGTTCGTAGTCTGCAATGCGTTCGTCAAAAGTAAGCACGATGCAGAGCAGCAGAAGGTGTTGTGGGACAAGTGGGTGTCAAAGCATAATAGGCTAAAGACCGCCATGCAGTCTGACACGTGGAACCCGAAGCCGAGCGGGCTGTGCCGAGCGCATTGCGTGGTGCTGAGTTGTCCGCACAACGGAAGGAACTGATATGCCATACACCAAAAGCCCGCGTCCGTACAAACATGAGTACCAGATGCAGAAAGCGCGGGGCGAACATGAAGACCGCATGGAGCGGCAACGTGCCCGTCGTGCCCTCGACAAGAAGGGTGTAGACCGCTCAGGTAAAGATGTATCCCACGTGAAGGCGCTGGCTAAAGGCGGGTCAAACGCCGATGGGTACAGGCTGGAAGCCCCCTCCAAGAACCGCAGTCGCAACCTGCACAAGAAGGGCGAGAAAGCTACTTGACGGCAGGGCCGCAGGGCGCTACATTGGATCGAAAGCAGCGGCTGTAAGGTGTGGGTGAGCGGCTGCGGGGATAGTTAGTCTCCCTCTTTAACTACACCAGTCGGCACGGGGTTGCTCTTCCGCATTCTCCCTCCCCCGGGAACCGACAGTGGCAGCGGGCAGAGTGGCGAAAGCTACTCTGCCTGTTTGGCCTATCCAAAATTAAACTAGGCGCAGAGTATGGAAATCGTTGAAAACAAAGCCCTGATGCTGAAACTGCGTGACCCCGCAAAGGTTACAACGATCATCCCCAAGAGCAAGGCCGTAGACGGCCACAATGTTCTGGTTCACTGGGGGCTGGACGAAGCTCAGGTGCTGAAGAATCTGAAGATCAAGAACGTTCCGTCCCCTATACACAAGGACTATGACTGGCCCGGTCTTCATAGGCCGTTCCAACATCAGAAAGAAACCGCAGCGTTCTTGACCCTGCACAAGCGGGCGTTCTGCCTCAATGAGCAAGGCACCGGCAAGACAGGCAGCGTGATCTGGGCTGCGGACTACCTGATGAAGCAAGGCCGAATCCGGCGTGTGCTGGTTATCTGCCCGCTGTCAATCATGGACTCGGCGTGGCGTGTTGATCTGTTCAAGTTCGCCATGCACCGTTCTGTGGACATCGCTTATGGCTCGGCGGATAAACGCCGGGAAGTTGTCAACAGTCAAGCTGAGTTTGTCATCATCAACTACGACGGGCTTGAGATTGTAGAAGATGCAGTATTCAATGGCGGGTTTGACCTAATAGTGGTGGATGAGGCAAACGCCTACAAGAACGCCCAGACGGTTCGCTGGAAGACCCTGCACCGGCTTATCAAGCCCGACACGTGGCTCTGGATGCTCACAGGCACCCCGGCAGCGCAGTCGCCCGTAGACGCCTACGGATTAGCCAAGCTGGTCAACCCCAGCGGAGTACCGCGCTTCTATACATCTTTCAAAGAAATGGTGATGTATAAGCTATCGCAGTTCCGTTGGGTGCCGAAGCCACAAGCGACAAAGATCGTGTTCGATGCCCTACAGCCAGCGATCCGCTTCACCAAGGACGAGTGCCTAGACCTCCCCGAGATGACCTACGTGGATCGGACAGTCGCCCTAACCAAGCAGCAGGAACGGTACTACGCTCTGCTCAAGAAGCAACTGATCATCGAAGCCGGGGGCGAAGAAATAACCTCGGTGAACGCAGCGGTCAACCTGAGCAAGCTGCTCCAGCTTTCCTGCGGGGCAGTCTACTCGGACAGCGGGGAGACAATCGAATTTGACATACGCAATCGCTACGCTGTGCTGCGAGAAGTCATCGACGAAACTGCTAACAAAGTTCTAATCTTCGTGCCGTTTCGCAACTCAATTCAGCTTGTTGCGGAAAAGCTACGAGAAGACGGCTACTCGGTTGAAATTATCAATGGAGATGTGCCAGCCCATAAAAGAGCGGACATCTTCAAACGCTTCCAAGAAACGCCGGAACCGCGTATCCTAGTCATCCAGCCACAAGCTGCGGCGCATGGCGTCACCCTCACCGCTGCGGATACGGTAGTCTGGTGGGGGCCTACAAGCTCCCTAGAAACCTACGCTCAAGCTAATGCCCGAGTACACCGGGCAGGGCAGCGTCACCCCACGACAGTCATCCGACTGCAAGGATCAAACGCTGAACGTCACGTGTACAAGATGCTTGACAACAAAGAAGATACCCACACACAAATAGTTGACCTTTACAAGAGGCTACTTGACTAGCCCATCAGAAGCGACTAGACTTCAGTTCCCAATACCTACAAGGAGAGCGAGAGATGGAAGTGGTTGCAGAAACCAAGGCACACGTGCCTCTGGAGAAATTGGTGCGTGTCTACATGAAGATGCGTACCGCCCGCGACAAGCTGATCAAGGATCACGAAGCGGAGTTGGAGAAAGTCGAGTCCGGTATGCAAGCGGTCAAACACGCCCTGCTGGACTACTGCAAGGAAAACAACGTCGAGAGCGTCCGTACCACCGAAGGTATGTTTTACCGCACCGTTAAGCAGCGGTACTGGACGAGCGATTGGGAGTCCATGAACAAGTTCATCCTTGCGCATGGGGTTCCCGAGTTGTTGGAGAAAAGACTGCATCAGGCGAACACGAAGTCGTTCCTTGAGCAGCACCCCGATTTGCTTCCACCGGGGCTCAACGTGGACAGCGAGTACACCATAACTGTTAGGAAAGCATGATGGCTGACGAAAGCTATATCACCATTGACGAAGTTGCCAAGCACTACAAGGTTTCGGTTTCCACTGTGCGGTCGTGGATTCGTTCCGGCGCTATCCCGCAAGATAGCTATCTGCGGGCGGGGAAGACCTTCCGGTTTCTGCTGAGCGAGTTCGACGCCGCGCTGCGGGCTAGCCAGAATGCGAAGCAGGGCACCAAGAAGCCCGAAACAACCAATACTGACGACGACATTTAAGGAGAAAATAGATGAGCGAACTCACTCTGTTCAAGGGGGGCGTCCCGGCCTACCTGCAAGGTCTGGATGACGACACCACCAACACCCTCGCGGGCGGTGAACTTGGTCAACGCCGCATCAGCATCAAGGGCGGTGTTTTCCGTGAAATGATTGGCAGTAAGGAATACCGCGTCAGCGAAGAGCGGGCGATGGGTGTCATCATCATCAAGGCCGCACCCACCACGCACCGGACGTTCTTTGCTGGTGCCTACGTCGAGGGGCAAGCTGCATCCCCCGATTGCTGGTCGTCTAACGGCCAGACTCCCGACGCCTCGGTGCCGGAAGCGCAACGGCAAGCTCCGCGCTGCATGGAGTGCCCTCAGAACGTCAAGGGCTCTGGGCAGGGGGACAGCCGTGCCTGTCGGTATCAGCAGCGGATCGCCGTGCTGCTGGAGGGTGAAGTCGAGAAGCGGGAAGTCTACCAAGTCATCCTCCCGGCGACCTCGGTGTTTGGCGATGGCGAGAAGGGTAAGCTGCCCCTGCAAGCATACGCTAGGCATCTCAAGGCACACGGCACCCCGATTGCGGGCGTCATCACCGAGATGCGGTTCGACACTGCAAGCCCGACGCCGAAGCTGGTCTTCAAGCCGGTGCGCCCGGTTACGGAAGAGGAGTTGGAAGTTGTCCGCGAAATGCGCAACTCTCCCGAAGCGGAGGAAGCGATCAAGCTGACAGTCAACCCGACGAGCAACCCGACGCCGAAGGAACCGCTCTTCGATACGCCGCCGAAAGCGAAGCCCGCCGCTAAGGCGAAGCCCGCCGCTGAAGAAGAACCTGTGCAGGAGCCGAAGAAGGTTGCTTCAAAGAAGCCTGAAGTGGTTACTGCCAGCTTGGAAAGCCTCGTTGACGGTTGGGACGACGAATAAAGCAAGAGTAGGGGTGTGGCATAGCCGGGTTTCGACCCGGCCCCCTTTCTTGTTTTCGTCAACTAACCGGCAGCGGGTATGCAAGCCAAAGAATTCCTCTCCACAGTCATTGGAGGGGGCGGCTATGTATGTGTCTTTGGAGCTAACCCAGCTAAGAAGCGCGTAATACAAAAGCTGTACCCCACCATTGACGATGCGTGTGCGGCAGCGGCTAACCTGCAAAAAGAAGGCTTCGACGCCTACTTCGGGTTAGCTACATTCATCGACGATAAATCTCGTAGGGCAGACAATGCGGGCCACCTAAAGTCGTTTTTTCTTGATATTGACTGCGGTCCTGAGAAGGACGCATCGGAAGGTTACCCCGGTGGGCAGGGGGATGGGCTGGCGGCGCTTCGCAAGTTTGTCTCAATTGTGGGGTTGCCAGACCCCCTGATCGTCAGTTCCGGGCGCGGGCTGCACGTTTATTGGCCCTTGGCCGAGCCGATTACTCCGCAGGAGTGGCTCCCCGCCGCCGAGCGTTTGAAGGCGCTGTGCGTTACGCATGGGCTCGTAGCCGATCCGGCTGTGACCGCCGACGTTGCCCGTGTGCTGCGCGTACCGGGCACATTGAACTTCAAGGACTCTCCGCCAAAGCCCGTTGAAATTATCAGTGAGCCTCCTGAGCCACTGATGTTTAGCGAGTTCAAAACAACTATTGGGGCAACCAAACCAGCCAGCACTAACGCGACATTTTTTTCGCCGCTTTCTTCGGTCGAGGACGACGTTACCAACGCCCTGCTCGGCAACTACATCAACGTATTCAAGAACATTCTTGTCAAGACTGTAGCGGGTCGCGGCTGCGCGCAGCTACACCAGATCATCGCGGAGCAGGAAACCACTAGTGAACCTATGTGGCGTGGGGGGCTGTCGATTGCCAAGTTCTGCACCGACTGCGACAAAGCCGCACATAGGATATCTGCACGGCACCCTAGCTACAGCCCGGAAGAAACACGGCAGAAGCTAGATCAGATCAAGGGTCCGTACACCTGTGACACGTTCGACAAGCTGAACCCCGGCGTCTGCGACAAGTGCCCGAATAAAGGCAAGATCAAAAGCCCGATTGTGCTGGGCCGAGAAGTGCAGGAAGCGCAGGATGAAGTTGTTGTGGAAGATGTTCCCGTAGCAGCCCCCGGCGCAAAGAAGCAGACTTACGTCATTCCCAAGTACCCGGCACCGTTCTTCCGGGGCGTCAATGGTGGTGTCTTCAAACGCATGAAAGACAAGCAGGGTGATCCTATTGAATACTCTGTCTACCACAACGATCTATACGTCACGCGGCGACTACACGATCCCGAAGTGGGCGAATCAGCGGTAATTCGACTGCATCTGCCCAAGGACGGGGTACGTGAATTCACGATGCCTCTAGCGTCCATGCTGTCCCGTGATGATTTCCGTAAATACATGGCGATGAACGGAGTCGCCGTACTCAAGATGGATGATCTTATGGCATACACAACAACATGGGTAAATAAACTACAAGCTGAAATCGAGGCAGATACAGCCCGAAGGCAGTTTGGTTGGACGAGCGACGAGATGGAGTCGTTCGTAGTCGGCGGGCAGGAAATCCGGGCAGACCGGGTTGACATCAACCCACCATCCAATGCCACCGTGCGGATGATGCCCGCATTCGACTCCAAGGGAACTGTCGATTCGTGGGTCAAGATGGCTGAGTTCTACAACCGACCCGGCATGGAAATGCACCAGTACGTGATCGGCCTGAGCTTCGGTTCACCGCTTGTCGCCTTCAGCCCGGAGGGTGCGGCTTTGCTGCACTTGTATAGCAAAGAGTCCGGGGTGGGCAAGACCACCGCCATGAAAGTCGGCAACAGCATCTGGGGGCACCCATCGGAGATGATGTGCCAAGAGCGCGATACCTATAACTCCAAGATGAACCGCGCCGAGGTCTACAAGAACGTCTTCCTGACGATGGACGAACTGAGCAACATGATCCCGAAGGATGCCAGTGATTTTGTTTACCAACTGACGGGGTACAAGCAACGCAACCGGATGTCGAATAGCTCCAACGGGGAGCGGCTCCGGGGTGATCCTTGGAAGAGCGGCATTTGTAGCTCGGGTAATACGAGCCTGATCGCCCGCATCATGATGTACAAGAATATGCCCAAAGCGGAAATGGTCCGCATATTGGAAATCCCCGCCGAGGCGTACCCGTTTGAGCAGAAGATCGAAACCGACGTATTCACCCGGATGCTGGAGGAGAGCTACGGCACAGTCTGCGTCCCGTATATGCAGTGCGTGATCCTGAAGCGGGAGGAGATCAAGAACCTCTTCCTGCTGATCCAGAAAAAGATCGACGAAGCTGCGGAACTCTCACAGCCGCATAGGTTCTGGTCAACTCAGGCAGCGGCGGCGATTACCGGGCTGACGATTGCAAAGCGGTTGAAGCTGGTTAACTACGACATCCCAGCGGTGTTCAAGTACGCCGTGGAACAAATTAACCGCAACAAGGCATTGCTGGCGGCGGATCACTCAGACCCTGAGAGCATTCTTGCTTCGTTCCTTGCGGAGAACTACAACAACATCCTGCGCATCCGCAGCACCGACGATTCCCGCGTTGGGAACGTCGAAGACACCTACATCGTGCCGGATAGTGCGCCGCGTCTTCAGCTTGTCGCAAGGTTTGAGTACGATCTCAAGATGCTGTACGTTATGCCTAAAGCGTTCCGTGAATGGTGCGGTAAGTCGCAGCTACCTTACAACGAAATCTTGAACGGGCTCAAGAAGGGACGAACCGCAGCTTTCATGAAGAAGGTCCGCATGGGTAAGGGCACCCGCATGAACCTCCCGCCCACCAGCGTACTGGTGATAAATTGCAGCGAATTCTCTATTGACGACGAACCCGAAGGTGAAGCGTAACCTGCGATACCCCGGAGACATCAACCCAGACGGGCTTGAGATAAAGATCGCTTGGGATAAACTGGTCGTTGGTGCGTCAGTATTTATCCCTGCGGTCAACCTGACCAAGCTCAGTCGTCAGATCAGCAGAATGGCCGCGATTAAAGGCATCAAGATAATCAAAGCCGAGCGGATAGAAAATGGCAAGCTGGGCTTGAGGTTCTGGAGAGTGCTGTGATAACATCCGCACCGGATGGTGCAACGCCATCTATTTCTCCTACTCTCCCCTTGCCCCCGGCCTAGCGCCGGGGTCTTTTTTAGTTTTCCTGCTCTTCCACGATAGTCATCAACTCCTCGCGCAGCTTTTTGCTGAGAGTGATGCCGTGGTAAACGTCCCTACGGGTAACGTCGTACTGACGCTGAGAAGACTTGATGGTGTCGTTTACGTTGCCAAGACCGGGGTGCTTGGCAAACAGAGCCGCAAGTTCCTTGTACGCTTCCTGATAACCATCCGTGTCGCCAAGGTGACGGGCGACATTCATCTTGGTCAGGTACTTGGAGCGGTTCTGCGAAACAGCCTTGTCGATGCCTTTCAGCAAGGCGTTCTGCTCAAGCTGCCGCGTGTACTCCGCAGGGGTGAACCCCAACGCTTGTGCAGCAATGTTCCAAGGCCCGATGTCCCCGACGATGGGGTCGCCGCGCATGGTATTGGCACCCTCGGTAGCGAAGCGGTAAGACTTCATCACGTTAGCCAACGCCACAGGCATGAGGTTCTCTACGCCTCGCTGAGTCTCGCCGTCCTTGATCATGCTGAGTCCGCGCTGCATACGGCTGGCGATACCGTACATGGGGCCACCGAGCGTCTGAGCCGCCCAATCAGCAAGCGTCTGAGAGCCCGTGGAAACGGGGCTGTCTCGGAACAACAAGTTACTGAGTCCAATACGTTCGGCACCGCTCAACCCGGTAGCCTCGTTAATCAGCCCCTTGTAGAAGGTTTCGCCTACGCCGCTACGGACGACAGACCCAAAGTCCTCATCGTCGTCATCCTTGAACAAGTTGTACAGCATGGCAACCACGCCAAACAACGGCATACCTTGCAGCCCTGCAAAGATTGCGGACGAGCCCATGATGCCAGCGATTTGTTTGAACGCTGCTTTTTTAACTTCTGGGCTCTCCCCCTTAACAGCTTCCTTGACGGTCTTAAACAGCAGGTAGTTCATCAAGACGCCGTACTTCTTGAACATGAACAACACCCGGCCCACCGAGTTCTGAGCAACAGGGGCGGCAGTAGCTGCACCGGAACCGCCGTTGGTCATCTCAGTCAGGTAGATAGCCGCGCCCGCCGCACGTTCTTCCTTCTCCTTCTTGGAGAGCCCCTTCTCTTCGGCGGTGGCCTTGTTGCTGTTCAGCCGCTTTAGCTCAAGCTCATACGCAGCCATGAGCGAGACTTCCCGGTTCATTCGCTCACCGTGGTGGAAAGCAAAGCCGGTTACAGCGTTGACCGTAGACGAGATGTTTTTGCGCCCGTCAACCTCAAGTGCGTCGAACAACATCGAGCGGTTGAACTGCCCCAAGCGGGACGCGACTTCGTGCAGCGTTTTGTACTTGCGGATTTCGGGAGGTAGCTTGGACTCATCCGAGAAGTCGTAGTTGTCAAGCGAAGGCATGGCTTTGTGCGTAGCCTTCTCACCCTTGGCACCGTAAACATCAACCTCGCGCCCGAACCCGCTACCCATGAATGCTTTATACATGAATGCTTTATAGGCGGCGGTGAGGGCTCGTTGAGAGTCGGCGTAGCCGTACTTACCACCAAGGTACGGCAAGACAATCAGCGGCACTTGGGTTAGGTTAACCAGCGCCGAAGAAAGATTGAGGCCGAGCAGGTAGTTAAACCCTACGGTATTGATGGTCTGAGCCAACCCACCGATGGTCGGGGAGATAGCGAACGTAATCCGCTTGTCGAACTCGTCGTAGTATTCGTTGAAGAGTTTGTTGTCCTTGACCGTGTGTTCTTTGGTGCTTTTTTCAACTTCGTCACGGAAATCCTGCCGCACATCGTTGAGCAACGCTGCGTACTTCATGTTCGACAGTTGCCGAGACATCGAGAACGAACGCTCCCGCAAGGCACGAATGAAGTCCTTGCTGTAGCCCGCCGTGTCCTTACGTTTTTGGAATGCTTTGGCAAACGAAGTTTCTGGCAGCGTCGAGAGGTACATCCGTAGGACGCTCTCGATGGCCGAATCAAACTTATCAGCGCCTTCCTTGTCCTTGGGCCGGTGCAATTCCAATGTCTGCATGATCCCCTTCATGAACGAAGAGGACGGGGCGTTCTTGTAAGAAATCTGAGACAAGTTGGAGAACCGCTGAATCTGCATCTGGTCTTCGGTCATACCAACCGACTTACCAGCTTCTATCAAAGACTTGATTGCGCGTTCACGTTCACGCTCAGACTCAAACGCCTCGACGTAAATTTCTGGGTAGCCAAGGTGATCCTTGGCGGTGTACTGCAACCAGAACCGCCCATTACGAGTCAGCGGGAAGTAAGGATCGATCTTGCCGCGCTCGGCTAGCTTGGACTGGAATTCTTGCTTGATTTTGGCGCGGGCGTCCTTATCCTTCGTTGCCATGTTTACGGCACCGTCGATGTTGGCAAGAATCTCTTCGTACAGCTTCGCGTAGGTATCACGGATGAGCGTATAGATACGCCGCCCTCCGGGAATTGCTTTCAACTCCTGATTCATACGATCATACTCATGCAGCGCCGAGGCTAGGTCAGCAGCGGGGGCAGTTGCAAACGCATTCTCGTAATAGGAGCGTGGGCGGGTCGGGTCGATCTTGAGCGTGGTGCTGTCGTAAATGACAGAGCCGAGCCGTTCGGTAATCTTGGGTCCGTGCTTCTTACCCCACTCCTCGACCATCCGCACCAGTGCATCAATCTGCTGGTTACGAGCGTTCTCATCTCCCGCACGGGCGCGGACAAGTTCGCCAATTTTCTCAACGAGGTCACCCATCTTCTTGGGCAGGGCCGATTTCGCTACATCCGCAGCGACTTCCAGCGGCATAAAGTAGAACGCCAGCTTGCGGGCCTTGGGGCCGAAGACATCGCGGATAAGCTGGCTAGCGTTGTTAGCAAAATCTTGGCTGGTTGCCGTACCAACTGCGTCGAAGAACGAATTGAACAGACTCGACGCTTGGGGTGACTTCGGGTTTACCGTTGCGGCGTACAGAACTTCTGAATCCCGAGATTCCGGGGCCACAGCCATGATGGCTTTCAGCAGCTTGTCACTTGCGTCATAAGCAGTCTCAATCGACACCGACTCCCTACCCATGAGTCGCCGGAAGAAGTTACGGATAGCGTGGAAGAACCGCTGCCATGCCGTGATCTTTTCCCCCTTGGGGTTGATCGAATTCAGCTTGGCCTTGAACTCTTCGTTCGACCACGTTTCCGCAGCGAACTCTTGGAGGCTCTGTGCGCCGTAGGCGGTGTCGAGGCTGTCCTTTACATCGTTGTAAATCTGCGTAAGCTGCTTGGTCAGCGGGTGCGACGGGTTGTCCAGCGTCTGCGAGGTAACGGCATGGGCAATCTCATGGAACAGCGTATGGCTGTTCATCCCATACATACTGTCCAGATAGATCGTGTCGGTCTTGGGGTCGTAGTAACCCGGCACACGGAACCCATCCGCGTCCGTCAACATATTGACAGTTTCAACTTTGGTCTTGATACCAAGTTTGGAGAACATCGTGGCAAGCTGCCCGATGCCGCCCGTATGCGCAGCCAGAAGATTGATTGCTTGCGTCAGATCGCCGTTGAACAACGCATGACGCACCACCGGGTGCAGCGGGAGAGCGAGCTTACTTGGCTCGTCAAGGAATAGATTTTTGGTTTCGAGCCAATCCTCAATCGCCATATCTTCGGCATCGGGGGCAGTATCGCTGATTACTTCTCCACGCTTTTTGGTGGTCAGCTTCTTACCCTTCTTTACCGCTGTAAGGACTTCCTCAATATCATCCGCCCTCTTGGACGCTTCATACTCCCGGGCTTGCTTCTGTTCAGCGTTATACGCTTCAAGAAAAGCATCAGACCCTTCAGTTCCACGCGCATGGAAGTCAACGTACTTCTTGAATAGCGCCTTACCTTCGGCGGTAAATTTTTCTTCTACCCATTGCGCAGCAAGAGTAGCGTTCTCGCCCCCCGTTCCATTGAACCTGTTGGACTCGACAGTCCCTTCCCCCGGTGCCTTTCTATAGGCAACAAACGGGTTAACTACATCAAACGCAAGATCAAACAGCGCGTTCTTTGCATAACGAGTCTTGGAAAAATATGCTTGCGCCGCTTTAGCCTTATTGGAAAGTTTACGTTTTGAACTAATAAGGCTAAGTACTACGTGCCGATCTAGCCGCTGCACGGGGTCTTTATCAAGCCCCAGATACCCACCATCCTCCCCATGCTCAAAGGCCGCAGATGCTCTGGCTTGATTTCGCTTAGCTTCGTCAATTTCTTCTTGGGTTAGCGGCTTGCCATCTTCACCATTGATCTGAATCCCGGCAAGTTCCTCTTCTTCCTTCTTAGCTTGCGCAGCTTTCTCGGCTTTCTTTGTTTCCCGCTCAGCCTTCTTGGCTTCCTTCTCAGCCTGTTGCTTGGCCTTAGCTGCCTGTTCTTCCTCGGTCAAAACCTTCTTGGGCCGACCACGACGCTTCGGTTCGGTCTTCGGGGCTTCTTCAGTAGAAGCAGTAGACGTAGCTTGTTCTTCCGCAAGTTCGGCTTGTAGATCGGCTTGATCCTCGGCGGTGAGTTCTTCTTCTGGCTTTGCTTCAACCTTCGGTTCGTTCGTACTGATGGCAGATTTGATTTGCGCGGGATTAAATGCGACAACCTCAGACAACTTTCCATCCCGGTATTGCATGATCCCGTCGTAATTCTGGGCTTGCGCTCGGTTCATTACTTGCTTGCCAATGTATCCTTTCTCTTCATAAGCCTTCTCAACCAAGGCCGCTGCCTTGTTCTTCTGCATACCAAGTTGAACAAGCGCAACAACCATCGGGTCTTCTTGCGAAGAATGCCTGAGTATCAGTGGGTTTTGCAGAGATACATAAAGGGGCATCACATTCCCTGCTTCACCCTCTGCATATGTCGAGGCAAATTCTGGGTTAGGGGTTGTGTATATCCCGGCCCCAAGAGCCCCTTCTTTCGCAACGCGCATTGTTGCGCCATAATCTTTATCTGCGCCGCGATAAACCACTAGCGGCTCTCCCTGTTCATCGACTACCTTGCTGTCACCGAACCAACGTGTAACCGCTTCAGTCCAACGGGCTCGGCGGCTTGCTTTGGTAGTCTTAGTTTCAACCTTCGGTTCCTCGGTCTTAGTTTCAACCTTCGGCTCTTCCGGCTTGGCTTCGACCTTCGGCTCTTCCGGCTTGGCTTTTGCAGCCCGCTCGGCTTTGTCAGCCTCGTCCCATCTACCCTTCAAATCTGCAATCTGCTCGACCAGAGCATCGTACTTCTTACGTGCAGGAGACTTGGGGAACGGAATTTTTCCGTCCGCACGAAGCAAAGCCATCCGCTGGGTTACTAGCCCACGGATTTCGGTCATCAGATCATCAGAAGTTTGCTTTGGTGCGGGAGGCGTAGCGGGGGGTGTGGGGGC